GAGGCCCCGTAATTTATTTTTTTCCCACTTTGACTATGTTTATCTATGCAAAATACCCCCCGTCACTTTATTTAAGTACCTAACCCAAAAAATTTTATATGCAATTTTTTCAAAATTAGGTATACTCTTAACATCTTCATCACGTCGGACTAGACTAGATGCAACTACACGTAGAGCCAGACTTGGCAATACAAATGCCTATGGATAATATCCCTCTAAAAGATTTTAGGGAGAAAGCTATGGCTGCCTGCGCAAGTGCAGAATTCCTTGGTTTAGACATGGAGCCCACCGCAGAAGACCAAGAAGCAGCAGAAAAAGTTGTTTATACAGTAGCGTCTGAAGAAGAAAAAGCAAACAAGAAGTTAGCTAAGCAAGACTTAAAACCTGCCACATACCATCAAGTAAAAAGCATACTAAATGAGTTTTCTACTCGTGTAGTTGATAATGCCCTGCAGATTCGTCTATTAGTAACAAACAAATTAATCATAGATAGTGACTCAGAAGACGATCGTACCCGCTTACGGGCTTTGGAACTGCTTGGAAAAATCAGTGACGTTGGATTATTTGTGGAAAAATCAGAAGTTACTATTACTAATAGGTCTACACAAGACTTAGTTGACTCTGTACGTGCAAAAATACAGAAACTAATGTACCCACAAGGCATAATAGACGCTAAAGTAATAGAAGTTAACGGTAATACAGTAGATATTGACGCAGAAATAGGGTTTGAAGAGGAACAAATAAGTGCTACTACCGACAAGTGATCCTCTAAAGTCTCTTACGGACACCGAATTAGCGTTTTTAGCGACTAATTTAGCCAATAATGCGAATATTTTTGATGAATCTGAGGTAGAAGAGCTTGAATTTGTGCTTGATGAACTCGAGAATCGTAGGTCTTGCAAGGCTTGTTATGATGATTTGATTGATTTTTGCTGCAAAATGATGCCTGATTACAAGGTTGGGAAGCACCACCGCATCTTGGCAAACGAGTTAATGGACATAGCGAATGGTAAAAAAGACCGTATTTGTGTCAATATTCCCCCTCGTCACGGCAAATCTCAGCTAGTTTCCATCTATTTTCCAGCATGGTTTTTGGGTAGACACCCTGATAAAAAGGTACTTATGGTGTCACACACCACAGATTTAGCGGTAGACTTTGGACGGAAAGTGAGGAACTTAATTGATACACCTGCATATAAACAGATTTTCCCAACAGTCTCTTTGGCTCAAGATAACAAGTCTGCTGGTCGTTGGAACACTAACGTTGGGGGCGAGTATTTTGCTTGCGGCGTGGGTTCTGCCTTGGCTGGTCGTGGAGCAGATTTATTGTTGGTTGACGACCCACACAATGAGCAAGACATTATTAACGGGAACTTCGATGTTTTCGAAAAAGCTTACGAATGGTTTACTTACGGTGCTCGTACTCGCCTTATGCCTAATGGTCGTGTGGCAATTATTCAAACTCGTTGGCACCAAGATGACTTGACCGGTAAAGTTATACGGGATATGGTGCAGAACGAAGGGTCTGACCAGTATGAGCGAGTAGAGTTCCCAGCTATATTTAATGAGAACAGTAATGAAGAGCGAGCGCTTTGGCCTGAGCAGTATACGTTAGAGGCATTAAAAAGAACAAAAGCATCTATGCCGGTGTTCCAGTGGAACGCTCAGTATCAACAGAATCCCACAGCAGAAGAAGCCTCGGTTGTTAAACGGGAATGGTGGAACATATGGAAACATGAAACCCCGCCCGAGTGCGAGTATATAATTATGTCATTAGACGCTGCGGCAGAAACACATAACCGGGCAGACTTTACTGCACTCACCACGTGGGGGGTGTTCTTTAACGAAGAAAAAGAGCAGAATAGACACAATATTATATTACTCAACAGTATTAAGAAACGAGTGGAGTTTCCAGAATTAAAGGAAATGGCGCTAAATGAATGGAAAGAATGGGAGCCCGATGCGTTCATCGTGGAGAAAAAGAGTGCGGGAACAGCGCTTTACCAAGAGTTACGTAGAACCGGAATACCCGCACAAGAGTATACGCCTCATCGTGGGTCTGGGGATAAGCTTGCTAGGCTTAATAGTGTGGCGGATATTGTAAGGTCAGGATTGTGTTGGGTTCCGGAAACAAGATTTGCGGAAGAAGTAGTAGAAGAGATTGCAGGATTCCCGTTTATGAGTCATGATGACTTGGTGGATTCAACTACAATGGCATTAATGAGATTTAGACAGGGCGGGTTTATTAGATTGCCGTCAGATGAACTAGATGAAATATCATGGTTTAAGTCTAAAAAGACTAAGGGATACTATTAATGTTAAAAATGGTAAAACGTTGGATATATTATTACAAACAAGGTAAAAAGGCTAAAAAATATTTGCAAGAACAGATAGAGATTGTTAAAAGTATGGGTAAAGCAGAACCGCCTACCCCAGAAGAACTTGAAGCGTTTAAAAAGGAAATAATATGGCGATAGATAAAGCGTTGTACCAAGCACCGATGGGCATAGATGATGCTGCAGACCAAGAGCAACCCATTGAGATTGAGATCGAGGACCCAGAATCTGTAAAGATTGGAATAGGTGGTTTAGAAGTTATATTAGAACCGGGCGATGAAGAAGATGGGGAAGTTCCCTTCGGTGCCAACCTTGCAGATTATGTAGATGAGGGTGAACTAACATTAATTGCCTCCGATTTAATTGGTGACTTTGAAGATGATGTCGGTTCTCGTAAAGACTGGATACAGACTTATGTAGACGGCTTAGAGTTATTAGGACTCAAGATAGAAGAACGTTCTGAGCCATGGGAAGGCGCATGCGGTGTGTATCACCCGCTATTAAGTGAAGCTTTGGTAAAGTTCCAAGCAGAAACAATGATGTCAATATTCCCTGCATCGGGGCCTGTTAAGACATTAATCATTGGTAAAGAAACTCCTGAAAAGAAAAAAGCCGCTGAGCGTGTTCAAGATGATATGAACTATCAGCTAACAGAAGAGATGCCTGAGTATCGCCCAGAAACAGAGCGTATGTTATGGGGATTAGGTTTAGCAGGTAATGCATTTAAGAAAGTTTATTTTGACCCAGGTTTAAATAGACAAGTAGCGATGTTTGTACCGGCGGAAGATATGGTAGTTCCATACGGGGCATCAGATTTAGCGTCTGCCCCACGTATGACGCATGTAATGCGCAAAACGGAAAATGAGCTTAGGATCTTACAGGTTAATGGGTTCTATAGAGATATTGACTTAGGTGATCCGACTAACTCATTAGATGAAGTTGAGAAGCGTATAGCTGAGAAGTTAGGTTTCAAAGCTACTACAGATAATAGATATAAAATCCTCGAAATGCATGTTGATTTAGACTTGCCAGGATTTGAGGATGTAGACGAGGATGGAGAACCCACAGGGATTGCCCTGCCATATATCGTCACGATAGAGAAAGGAACTTCAAATGTTCTTGCGATTAGAAGAAATTGGGAACCGGATGATAAGACTCATCAAAAACGTCAACATTTTGTCCATTATGGATACATTCCGGGTTTTGGTTTTTATTGTTTTGGCCTCATTCACCTTATCGGCGCTTATGCTAAGTCTGGTACTAGTATTATTCGGCAACTCGTGGATGCAGGAACATTATCCAACTTGCCTGGTGGTTTCAAGACACGTGGTTTGCGAGTCAAAGGCGACGACACACCAATAGCTCCTGGAGAGTTTAGAGATGTAGATGTACCAAGTGGTGCGATGAAAGATAACATCATGCCGCTCCCGTACAAGGAGCCAAGCCAAGTATTGATGTTATTGTTAAATCAAATTGTTGAGGAAGGAAGACGCTTTGCAAACACAGCAGATTTACAAGTATCAGACATGTCGGCAGCCGCCCCTGTCGGAACTACTTTGGCTATCTTGGAACGTACACTTAAGGTTATGTCCGCAGTCCAAGCTAGAATACACTTCTCCCTTAAGCAAGAGTTAAAGTTATTAAAACATATTATTGCTGAAGATACACCAGAAGAATATAGCTATGAACCTTCAGAAGGTTCCCGTCGTGCGAAGAAGTCTGATTATGACAATGTTGATGTTATTCCTGTTTCAGACCCTAATGCCTCAACAATGGCGCAAAAGATTGTACAGTATCAAGCAGTTCTTCAATTGGCTCAATCTGCTCCACAGATGTATAACATGCCGCTCTTACATCGTCAGATGTTAGATGTATTAGGTATTAAAAACGCAGCAAAACTTATACCGATGCCCGAAGACCAGAAACCACAAGACCCTGTTACTGAAAATCAGAGTGTGTTAATGATGAAACCGGTAAAAGCGTTTGCCTACCAAGACCATCAAGCGCATATTACTGTGCACATGACTGCTATGCAGGACCCAAAAATTATGCAGTTATTGCAAAACAACCCAATGGCACAGCAACTACAAGCTGCAATGATGGCACATATTAATGAGCACTTAGGGTTTGAGTATAGAGTTCAGGTCGAACAACAGCTAGGGTTTACCTTACCTCCACAGAAAGATGAGTCTGGTGAAGATGCTGAGATTGACATTAATCTTGAGGCTAAGTTGGCACCGTTACTTGCACAAGCTGCACAGCGTTTATTACAGCAAAACCAAGCACAAACGGCTCAACAACAAGCTCAACAGATGGCTAAAGACCCGATTGTTCAGATGCAGCAACAAGAATTACAACTTAAAGTCGCTGAACAGAAACGTAAAACCGATAAAGATGTAGCTGATATTGCCTTAGAGAAAGAAAAGTTAGATCTTGAGCGTAAGCGTATAGGTGCTCAAACAGCGATGGATACTCTAAAAGCTAAAGCTAATATGGAAGAAAATAAGCTAAAAATGGGCGTAGATTTAGTTCATAAGATAGCCGACCAACATCATGAAAATAATGTCCAAAAGCGAGACAACGCTTTAGAGATACTTAAACATGAAAACCCCCAATCTAAAGGAGAAAAATGAGTGAAATAGAATATTTATTGAAGGAATATACAGACCGTATAGCATACCTAACGAGCGGACTAGCGCAAGGTAACATTCCAACAATAGAAGAATACAGATACGTGTGTGGTCAGATTCGAGGTATCGAGGCTGCATGCGGAATAATAGAAGACCTCGAAAGAAGAAAACAGAAAGAGGAGAACTCGGACAATGAGTGAATTAAACCTTAATCAAGCAGTTGATTTACAGGCAGTAATGAATCAAAGGAACGAAGAAAAGGCAAAACAACTGCCAAAACCTTCAGGTTACAGAATCCTTTGTGCAATACCAGAAGCGGAAAAGAATTTTGATGGTTCTATGATTGAAAAATCTGATGGAATTATTAGACATGACGAAATTCTAACAACCGTGCTGTTTGTAATAGAAATGGGGCCAGACTGTTACGCTGACAAAGAGCGTTTTCCTACTGGACCGTGGTGTACGAAAGGTGATTTTATCCTAGTAAGACCCAATGCAGGTACCCGCTTGATTATTCATGACCGGGAATTTCGTATTATCAATGACGATTCTGTGGAGGCTGTTGTACAAGACCCCCGTGGAATTTCTCGTAAATTTATGTAAGGAGGCCGGACATGGCTGATTTTGAAAAAGAAGAATTTAAATTCCCTGATGAAATAGAAACTAAGGGTAAACCCGTAGATGATTTTGAAATAGATATTGAGATTGAAGATGATGTTCCTGAAGAAGATCGTAACCGTAAACCTGCTGACCCTGAGAAAGTAAGGCAGTTAGAGGTTGATGTAGATGATTTAGATAAATATAGTAAGGACGCTAAAGACAAACTTATTAAGATGAAGCGGGTTTGGAATGATGAGCGTCGCCGTGCTGAAGCTGCTGAAAGAGAAAGTAGAGCCGCAGTAGAAGCCGCACAACGTCTATATTCTGAAAACCAGCGCATCAAGCAGATGCTTACTAATGGTGAAGAAGAGTACAAGGAAGCTAAGAAAGATTCTGCTAAAGCGCAACTCAAGTCTGCTAAACAATCGTACAAAGAAGCGTACGAAGCGGGAGACTCTGACAAAATGATGGATGCGCAGGAAGAATTGACGAAAGCGCAACTAGAAATAGAAAGATTTGAAAAATTTAAACTTCCTCCTTTACAAGATGATAATCTTGTGGTACAAAGACAACAAGAGTACCAAACTCCACCAGCCAGAGATGAAAAACTTCTGACATGGCAACAACGTAATTCTTGGTTCGGACAGGACGAGGAAATGACGGCAGCAGCTCTAGGACTACATGAGAAGCTGAAACGCCAAGGTGTAGTAATTGGCTCAGATGATTATTATGCAAAGTTAGACTCAACAATGCGTAGACGGTTTTCCGAAAACTTTGACGAGGATTTAGAACCGGATTTAGAAGCAACGCCAAAAGCAGACACGCCAAAAGCAAAATCAACAAGGGTAGTAGCTCCAGCAACTAGGTCGACAGCACCTAAACGAGTCAGGTTATCCCAGTCGCAAGTTGCGATTGCAAAAAAACTTGGTCTTACACCAGAGCAATATGTCCGTGAACTTTTAAAAATGGAGGCCTAGACTATGGCTACGAATAGAATTGACCGTGAAGTAGAAAACCGAGAACTTAATGAGCGTCCTAAACAGTGGCTGCCACCAGAACTTCTTCCTATGCCTGACATACAGGCTGGTTATGCTTATCGTTGGATACGTGTTTCAATGCTTGACAAAAATGACCCTCGGAATATCTCTGCTAAATTCAGAGAAGGATGGGAGCCAGTCAGCCTTGAAGAACAACCAAAATTTAGACTGTTAGTCAGTGGAGAAGGTCGTTTTAAAGACAATATCGAAATTGGCGGGCTATTGCTCTGCAAGACTCCTGTTGAATTTGTTGAGCAGCGTACGAAATATTACGATGACCAAACAAGAGCTCAAGAGGCGGCGGTAGACAATAGTTTAATGCGTCAAAGTGATCCTAGAATGCCAATCTTTAATGAGCGGAAGTCTACGACTACATTTGGCAAAGGTACTTAAACTTTTTTTAATGGAGAATTAAATGGCTTATCCTATCGTTAGTGCGCCTTATGGCATTAAGCCCGTTAATTTGATTGGTGGTCAAGTATTTGCAGGTTCAACTCGGAATTTACCGATTGCCTACAACTATGGAACCGCAATCTATTACGGCGACCCTGTGCAGTTAACTGCTGGTTATATTGTTATCGCCCCAGGCGGTGCATCTTTAACTGGCGCTTCATATCTCAAAGGTACTGTTGGTATCTTCTTGGGATGTTATTACACTAACCCAACTACTAAGCAACGTCAGTATGCTCAGTACTATCCTGGCAGCGTATTAGCTGGCGATATTACCGCTATTGTTGCTGATGATCCAGATCAAGTGTTCCAAGTTGCAGTTACAAACTCAGCTTCTGGCACAACAATCTCATCAATCCCGCAAGGTATGGTTGGTAACAACTTAGCTGGTAATACTTTAACTGGCTCTGCATCTACTGGTAACTCTTCTGCTGCTGTGATTGCTTCTGCAACTACAACTGCTATTGGTTCAGGTGGTGTATGGCGTATTGTTCAGTTAATTCCTGATACACAAATTAGCACTTCAGCTACTTATGTTTCTGGCGCTACCACAACTTCATTGGTTGTTTCTGGTTTATCAGTAGGGCAAGTAATCCCTGTTGGTACAGATATTTTCCAATTGGTTAACGGTCAGTTACAGAGTATCGTATCAGTAGTAACAACCGCAGCAACCGTCACGACAACAGGCAGTACAACACTGACAGTTACAGCTTCATCCGTAACTCCATCAGCAAGTGCTACTCTTGTTTTAATTCAAACCCCAGAAGTGCTCGTGAAATTCAATCAAGGCGTTCACGACTACTACTCAGCTTAATCTAGGAGATATTTAAATGGCTATTTCACGTGCACAACTACTGAAAGAGTTGCTCCCCGGATTGAATGCTTTGTTCGGTTTGGAGTATGCTCGCTATGGTGAAGAACACAAAGAGATTTATGAAACAGAAACCTCTGAGCGTTCTTTTGAAGAAGAAACAAAACTGTCTGGATTCTCCGCTGCACCAGTCAAAAACGAAGGTCAAGCTATTCGTTACGACAATGC